TCTCCAGTTTGTTGCCGCATCAATCCATATGACAGACCCAGATGCCCGCCATATTTTTTTGGTTTATCGGTAAAGCGAAGCGCTAAACGCGCCCGCCTCTTTTGCTTTTTATATCGCCATAAATGCAGCATTGTCTCTTGCCGCTCAAGCGCTTGCTCTAATGCTTGCGCCTTGCGAATTGCTTTTAACGGGTTTTTCATTTTGTCACCTTAACTTGATGAGGGCGCGGCGCGTTTAGGTTTATTTCAAAGCGCAACCCGCCTAAGCAATCGCGCCCCACAATAACGCAATCAAGCTTGCGGGCTAATTGTTTAGCCTCTTTAAGCTTATTATAGGCGCTTATATTGCTACCCAAAATTGCAAGCGCTTGGCCGTGATCAAATTGCTTGTGCAAATATATGGTTAAATTTTGCATTTATTCTGCCCCCATTGTTGCAAGCTTAAACGTCACTAAGCCGTTCAAGCTTATTTCATGCGCGGCAATTGTACGCGAAACAAAATCTATTTCAGGAAAAGCCGCCAATAAATCATCCAAGCTTTTTTTGTGCGATACGATACGAACCACGTTTGCGCGGGCGCTTGTGTGCAAGCTTTTTTCGGGGCACCTAAACTTTGCCGCAATCATACTAGCGAAATGCGCTTGTTCTTCGCGGGTTGTGTCTCGGTTTGATAAGCCGGTTATTCTGAACGCTATTTGCATTGTGTTTCCTTCCTAAGTTAAAATCTATTATCGACATACATGCCAAGCAATTGCTCGCGCTTTTCTAAAACGGCGCGTATAAATGCATGACGTTGATCACGCGCAACCCGCGTTTTGCTATGCGGTTTTAAGCAATCGTGCACGGCTTCAATAAAGCGTTTAGGCGATTGACCCACGCCACCCGCGCGGCGCTCAATATGGCAATATGCTGAGAATGTTAAATCCATGATTTTATATCCTTTTGATATGGGGTTTTAGTGAGTGATAAAGACAACGGGTTTCTTCGCTGTCCAGCATAGACCACAGGCACCACAGTCAGGCACAAGCGTTTCTTCGCCCTTTTGTGCATATTTGCCTGTGGTCTTGCTGATTTGCGTTGGGCACAAAAACGCTTGCTTGGCTTGTACAGCAGCAACGGCGCGTTGATCGTCATAGCTATTGGCCGTCCACCCGCTTTCATCGTCAAAATTGCCTGAAAAGCGGATGGCAAACCTATCGGGGCAAGCGGTGCGCAATGATAGTATGGCTTGACCTATCTCACGTTCTTTTTGATTTTCTTTTGTGGGATAGCAGAAAGGATTGTTTGCAGTGTAACCGTAAATGTGAAGGGCTGGGAATTTACCAAGCCAAGAGGCCCATTTTGCAACATACGACACACTGTAGAAATCGCCTAGAATGTGCAAGCGAACCATGAAGCCGCGTGGATGTTTGCGCTGCAAATCTGATAATTCAGCTTCAAGCATTGCTTCAAGGGCAGGGCCAGCAGCATAGCGATATGCGTACATCATATTGTTGCCATAGCAATCGGCCCAATGGGCACAAGATCGAGGGCATGTTGCGCGTTCCTCTAGCGTCAAGGTGTAAATCGGGAAGCCCGCGAATTTGCCTTTAGTGATTTTTTTGCCAAGCTTAACGTTTGTTGAACGTTTGATAAGCAATTCGGTTTTGCCCATTGTGTCGCGGTTTGCTTGCTTAACACGGTTGCCAAAAACTGTTTTAGCGTTGGCAATTGCAATCTCTGTTTTTGATAGGGATTTCATTTTAGTTTTTCCTCTTTTCTAGGGTTGCTGGCAATTGTGCCAAAAATACGCCGCGTGTAAACGGCGCATTGAAAGCATAATTATGACAGACCGTATAAGATATTGTGAATTTCAACCGGCACGTTTTGCTTGCGCTTGAATTGCCCGTCATAAAAGCCGTAAATCTTGCCCCCTTTGAATACGACAATTTCATCAACGTCATCTAGGGTTAAACCAAAAGGCTCTTTTTCCATCTGACTAAAATAGCGGGCTTTGGCAGCGCTTAGGGTTTTGGCTTGCGGTTGCATTAAGCCGTTGCCGCGTGTGGTGTTTACTTCAATATAATACATTTTAGTTTCCCTCTTACCAATTGATAGGGCCGATAGTGAAGCCCTCTTCATTTACCCATATACCATCAGCGCCATGATCGTTAGGAAACAAGCGCTTCAAAATTGCTGTGGCTGCAGCAAGGTTGCTTGCTTCAATGGTGCCCATTTCAGCCCCACATTCCCCTTCAAAACAAAATTCGTATTCGTTAAGCATTTTAGTTTTTCCTTCTTTGTTAAACGTTAAATTGTCCCAAATTATTTGCGCCGTTTTGCTCCATTGTCCAGCCCACCAAATGCCAAACTATACGCCTGTCCTTGCTTTATATACGCAATTACCTGAGCCAACACCTTTGGATAGCGCTCGGATAGCCGCCGCCCGGCTAAAGGATATAACGTTATAACCAAAAGGATATAGCACTATACCAAAGGATAGTTTGTATATCCGATAGGTATGTTTTTGGGGTTAAAGCTTTTTCACGTATCAGCACAAAGGAAAGCGCTTTCGACGCTGTACGGGCTGTTTTAGCGTCTCTGAGCGCTATATATACCAGCGGATATGGTATTGCCTAACCTGTTGTGCCACTCGTATATCCATCGGTATAGCGCAACCAGGCTAAAGGATAGCTCCCCCGGCTAAAGGATAGATGTTATATCCGAAGGGATAGGTTTGGGATAGGTGCTGCTTTTGTGATCACATATGAAAAGAGATTGCTGGTTTGTGATCACGTTTAAAGAGGGGTGGCTGTTTTGTGATCACAAACAAGAGACGGGTAGGGGTTTTGTGCATCCAATCCGCGAAACGTGCCCCATATGAAAAAAGCCGTTAAAATTTCACGTTTTAGGCATTTTATGGACTGTATATCAGTTACAAAAGCGTGTCTTTTCAATGGTTTACGCAATGAAATCAGCACAAATCAGCACAAAAAAAGGTAAAAGGTATCATGCTACCCCCCTGCGAGGGCCGGTGCCCCCATCCACGATGTACGTGTATGTACAAGCACACAGAAGTGGTTTTTTAAGCCACAACTTTTACGTGTATACGCACCTATGTATTATCACATATTGTTACAAACCTGCAATATATGTAACATTTTACAGGTAATCGCTTCATAGGGTATTGACAGGGGTGGCTTTGTGAGTATAACTGCGTAGCAGTAGCAGCAGAGTTATAACACTTTAAGTTAAAACACTTAAAAAAGAGTAATACTTAAAAGTAAAGTAATACTTTAGAAGAGTTATAACTTTATATAGAGTGTTGTAAATGGGTTAGTGGACATAGGAAGAGTTATAACACTATAGTAACACTTTATTCTTGTATAACATGTTTGTAAGTGATATACTTTCTTTAATGTAACACTTTCTCATAAGCAATAATCATAATTTGTGTTACAAACTGGTACGTGTTGCAACTCTTAGTGTTGCTCTCCCCCTTGTCTCCTCTCTCAATACTTGTAGTTTGCGGCACGTACCACTTTTTTACGTGTATTAATGTATTGACAATGAAAAATAAAAACATACAACTATATGCATCTGATAATGTAATAGAAGAGTTTTACGATGCTCTTGTATCAGGTGACGCATCACGTTTGAAACGTGTACACATTCCTAAGAGTGACGTATTCTATGTAAGAGCAGCTATAGAGGCTGACACTGGCATCAGGTATTCTTTAGATCACGTAGAACGTGCTATGTACTTAGAGGGCCACTTACCTAGAAGAGACGTATTAGATCCTGACAGAAAGCGGAGCTACGGCTAATGCCCTATATGACTAACGGTAAGCGTGACTACAAGAAGCAGAACGCTAAGTATGACAGCAAGCCATCCGTAAAGAAGGATAGGGCTTCTCGTAATGCTGCACGTAAGGCTATGATGGCTGGTGGCTTAGCTAAGAAGGGTGACGGTAAGGATGTTGACCACAAGGATGGCAACCCTCGTAACAACAAACGTTCTAACTTGCGTGTACAGACTAAGGCTAAGAACCGTAGTGTAGCTCGTACAAGCAGCAACAAGAAAAAAGGATAAGTAAAATGCCAGCAAATAACTCAACAGCAAGACCAAAGAATCGTGACCAAAAACAAGCGACTCAGTTACTTAAAGATATAAAAACTCTTAAAGCCAAGCTTCGTAAGCAGTTAGGAAAAGGTGAAATAACTCAGGTTGCTTTTGATAGGACTATGAAAAAACTTGACCCAGCTTTTAAAGGTGCTGTCGTTAAAGGTATATCAGAACCAAAGATACAACAAAGTGAAAGAAATGCAGCTAAAAAGACTATGACTTATTCTACTTCTCGTAGAACAGGTAGAAAAGTTAAAAGTTAAAGGTAATCCTATGGCTAGTGAGACTCGCAGAGAAAAAGCTATACGCAAGACTACTAAAGGTAAGAACGCTAATTACCGTAAGACCAAAGACGGTGCAGGTATGACAACTACAGGTATAGCTGCCCATCGTAAAGCTAACCCCAAGTCTAAGCTACAGGGTGCTGTGACAGGTGAAGTTAAGAAGGGTAGTAAGGCTGCAAAGCGGCGTAAGTCTTACTGTGCTAGAAGTGCTGGGCAGATGAAGAAGTTTCCTGCAGCAGCTAAAGATCCTAACTCTCGTTTGAGACAAGCCCGTAAACGTTGGAAATGCTAAGGAGTATAAGCAGTTTTGAAGAGTCAGATTAAACGGAAGTTACCTAAACGTAAACGCCCTATTCAGAAACTCAAGAAACAAAGATACTTACAAAAGAAGAAAGACAAGGAGTTTGATGCAGGTGACACTTATATCTCACCTTCCGCTGCCTAGTATGCCTTTCCAGACACATGAGAATATTGTGTTTGAGAGTCAAGACAAAGACAGATCACATAAAGCTAATGTAGAAGAGAAACCAGAGCCTAACAAGGTTACGCCTGACACTGCAGTAGAGGATCTTAAATTAGTTAATCAAAAGTATGCATACCACCCTGATCCAAACAAGCTTAGAATGCCTGATGGTCAGATTGTAGACTTTATCATTGCTTAGGGGTAGGCGATGCAAATTGAGAGAGAGACATTATGGATCCTATTACAATCGCTATGGCGAGTTTCAGCGCCGTTAAAGCAGGGGTTTCTGCCGGGAAAGAGATAACTTCTTTAGCTAAAGACATTGGTAGTTTATTCCAAGCAATAGATGACATTAAGGATGACCACAGTAAGAAAAGAGATAGTGTCTTTGCTAATTCAAATGAGGAAGCTTTATCCACGTTTGTAGCTCGTAAGAAAGCAGAGGACATGGAAGAGGAGCTAAGACAGATCGTCATAGCTACACGCGGCTTCTCTGCTTGGGGTGAATTGGTAGAGTTACGCAAAGAGATACGTGTACGTAATAAGAAGGAACGGGAAGAGAAGCGCAAGAAGACGCAAAAGATGGTAGAGAATATACTTATTTATGGTGGTATAGGTCTAATACTTTTATTTGTTTGTGGCTTTGCGTTACTAATCCTGCTGAAATACATGGGAAAGATATAACATGGCTACACCGACTAACAAAAAACTCTATGCAACTGTAAAGGCAGCAGCTAAAAAGAAATTTAAAACATGGCCTAGCGCTTATGCATCAGCCTGGTTAGTTAAGGAATACAAGCGTAGGGGAGGCAAATATAGTGGCTCAAGCAAAAACAAAGTCGCGTAAGACAGGCCACCTAATACAAAGCCGTAGGGGTTACGCTAAGGGTGGCTTAGGTAAGTGGTTTGGTGAAGAGTGGACAGATGTAAAGACCGGCAAAGAATGTGGTCGCTCAGGTAGTAAAGACTCAGGTAGACCTTACCCTGCATGTAGACCTAAAGCTGTAGCTAGTAAGATTAGTAAGAAAGAAGCTGCTAAGAAGACTGGCCCTAAGAAAGTAAAGTGGTCAACGACTGCATCAGGTAAAAAGAGAACAACATAATGGCTGATAAAAGACCCCCTAAAATAGGTGAGTTTCAAGAGCGCTACACTGGAAAAAAGACCCCTAAGTGGTTACTTGATGCATATATACAAGGTAGTAAAAGCTATAATGCAAAAGAATTAAAGCATAAAATAATAGGTTATGCAGAGAAAAATAACCTAAAATACCCACAGGTTGTTGCACAAGCTAGAGGTGAAGCAAATCAGATTAAGCATTACTTAAAAAAGACTGTGACACCTAGTGGTAAAAATAAAGCAAGAAAACCTAAAGTATCTGGCGGCGGCGGTATGTTTAAAATAGGTGATACAGCAAGCTCTATAAATAGAGGAACCCTGTCTGTAGCTAAAAAACGTCAAATGAATAAGGGTGGATTAACTAAAAAGGCTAAAAAATAATGGCTAAAGGCGTAAAGCATTACTTTAAGGATGGTACTGAACATAAAGGTGGTATGCATAAGATGCCTAATGGTGAAGTACACTCTGGTAAGACTCACGGTAAGAACAGTAAGAGGTTGTATCACTTGAAAGACTTGAGTGCTACAGCAAAGAAAAAAGCAACAACTCAAGGGAAGAAGTGACATGGCTAATAAACCAATGAATGCTGGTATGGCAGCACTAAAGAAAGAGGCACCTGCTGTAGCTAAGAAGATGGGTTATATGGGTGGCGGTATGGCTAAGAAGAAGGGTTACAACACAGGCGGTTACTGTGGCGCATCTAATCCAGCAAAGAACCCTGTTAAGCGTGGTAAAGCCTAATGGCTAAGTATTACGATAAGTATAAGAAGCAGCTTAATGCGGCAGGTTACACTATTGATGGTGATGGCATGGTTTGGGATGCTAATGGCAACCAATCTGCAGGTGAGGATCGTTTTGGTAACGTACAAAGTAAAGACCCTAACGTTACTCAGATCTGTATGGACGCAGAGGCATCAGGTATATTTAAAAAAGTAAAGAAGGCTATTAAGCCAAAAACTAAGAAAGAAGCTTAATGTCTTTTGTGAATCAAGGTAAGCCAGCACGTATTAAGTCTGTTTATGGGCATAATACAGGTACGACTACAGAGAATGTCTATACATGTCCTGCAAACTGTACTGCTGAGATTACTTTTATTCATGTAGTTAATGGTGGTGGTTCTACTAACACAGTAGAAGTAGGTTGGTATGTAGCAGCAGCTAACTATGTTTCTAAATTTTTAAGTGCTAAATCTCTAGGTGGGGGTGATTACATAAGCTTCAATCAGATAGATTTAGTACTACAACCTAATGATCAAATAAGAGTTACCCCTACAGGTTCTGGGCATATAGATACGATATTAACAGTTACAGAAACCTTTGTGCCTGTAGGGTAACGGGTATGCACATTATGTATCTACTATAGCGCTAACATATAAGTATAACTATCTCCGCACGTAACATAAGGAGATAGTGCAATGTTTAAGAATTTACTGACACGTATTCAAAATCACCAGCAGCGTAGAGCAGACTACTGGGTTTTAAAGAATATGTCTAATAAAGAGCTACACGATATAGGTATTTCTCGTGGTGAGATATACAACCGTGTATACGGTGAGTACAAGTGAGGTTAAGAAACAGCATTCCTGTTATTCTTAGCCTTACAGTTTTTACTCACGTATCATCTGGTGATACAGATAGACAGACAGGTTCTGGACTTAACAGAGGCTTAAATAAAAATAAAGCTTGCTTTTGTAGTAAAACTTCATAAAACTATAAGGCAAGCCTATCTATAAAGGACAACTTCATATGGCAAGAAACCTCACAGAAAATCAACAAAAGTTTCTAGAAGTACTCTTCGATGATGCTGGTGGTGATGTTGTGCTTGCCAAGAAGTTGGCAGGTTACAGTAACGGCACACCGACTCGCATTATAGTGGAGGCACTTAAAGATGAAATTGGAGAAGCTACAAGATCTTATTTCGCCCGTACAGCGCCTAAAGCTGCAATGGCTATGGTACAGGCTTTGTCTGACCCTACAGAGCTTGGGATAAAAGATAAGATGAGTGCCGCTAAAGACTTGCTTGATCGTGCTGGACTTGGTAAAGTAGATAAAGTTGATGTTACCTCAACAGGTGGCGTCTTTTATCTACCACCAAAAGAAGGTAATAACGAATAGTAAGACCAAAGCACATAAGCAGAGACTTAGAGTATTGGGAGCTACCTAAACCAAAACGCGGTAAAGAGAGAGAGTGGCACGTTATAGCCAAGCTAACTAAGAAGCCGCCTTTTGGTTATGAGATACACCACGACAACGAAAACTTGTTACAGCCTATACCGCTTGAGTTAGAAGCCTTAGAGCTTGCAAAGCGGCATCTTCAACAGTATAGTTACAGAGATGTAGCTAATTGGCTCACAAAACAAACTGGACGTAGCATATCACATGCAGGTCTTAGACAGAGAATAGATATTGAGCGAAGACGTAAAAAAGCTGCTACAATTAAACGGAACCTTGCCAAGCGGCTCGAAACGGCGTTATCCGAAATCGAGAGGCTCGAAAAAGGCTGTATCGGAGCGTACTCAGAAGAGTGAGACTGTAGTTACCACTCCAAAAGAGACTGTACCTGCACAGGTAGCCCCTGCAGAGTTTGACGTTGAGGTGGCACAGGATGTAGTGTTTAAGCCTAATCCCGGCCCTCAGACAGACTTTCTAAGCGCATCTGAGCGTGAGGTACTATATGGTGGTGCAGCAGGTGGCGGTAAGAGTTACGCAATGCTTGCTGATCCTCTACATGGGTTAAATGATCCTAACTTTAGTGGGTTACTTGTACGACATACTACGGAGGAATTACGTGAGCTTATTCAAAAAAGCCAAGAGCTTTATCCTAAAGCTGTTCCGGGCATTAAGTGGTCTGAGCGTAAAAGTCAGTGGACTACTCCGAAAGGTGGTAGGCTCTGGATGTCGTATCTTGATAAAGATATGGACGTTACTCGTTACCAAGGCCAAGCGTTTAACTGGATCGGATTCGACGAGCTAACTCAGTGGCCTACCCCTTATGCGTTTGATTACATGAGGAGTCGCTTGAGGTCTGCCCATAGTACAGACTTAGGCTTGTACATTCGTGCTACTACAAACCCAGGTGGTAGTGGTCATGCTTGGGTTAAAAAGATGTTTATTGACCCTGCACCATCTAATAAACCTTTCTGGGCAACTAACATAGAAACAGGGGATACTATTACATTCCCTAAAGGTCACAGCAAAGAGGGTCAACCTCTGTTTAAGCGTAGGTTTATACCTGCTAGTCTGTTTGACAACCCATACCTAGCCGATACTGGTGACTACGAAGCTATGCTTTTGTCTTTACCAGAACACCAAAGAAAACAACTATTAGAGGGTAATTGGGATGTCAATGAAGGAGCAGCTTTCCCAGAGTTTAACAGATCCCTTCATGTCATTGACCCTTTTGAAATCCCAGACAACTGGGTTAAGTTTAGAGCTTGCGACTACGGCTACGGTAGTTATACAGGAGTTTTATGGTTTACTGTCGCTCCCGACGAACAGCTTATCGTCTACAGGGAGCTTTATTGTTCTAAAGTTACAGCTTCTGATTTAGCTGATATGATACTGGAAGCGGAAGCTAATGATGGTGGTATGCGATATGGTGTTCTGGATTCTAGTTTATGGCATAACCGTGGTGATACTGGGCCATCACTGGCTGAACAGATGAACATGAAGGGTTGCCGTTGGCGTCCTTCTGATAGATCTAGAGGCTCTCGTGTAGCTGGTAAGAACGAAATACATAGGCGTCTGCAGGTAGATGAGTTTACTGAGAAACCAAGACTTGCTTTTATGAGTAACTGTATTAACACCCTATCTCAAATACCTATTATCCCTCTAGATAA